TGGTGTTCCTAGATAATATATCTGACCATCATCTGACTTCTTGTGATAGTGTCCACTAAAAACTGTATCAAACTTTTGAAATGTTTTTACATCAAGACCATGTTCAGACTTATGACCACTATGCATTTCAAAACCAGCAATCTCAAAATGACCCATCATTGTATCTGATTTTGATTCGTCCATCATACCAAAAGAGTAAATCTCATTTTGAGTATTAATCCAAGGCATCATCAATATTTGTTTACCACCAAAGTTTACTTCTTGGGCTTCAGAATATAGATGTATATTATCATGTCGATTACCAAGAAGTTCATTCAAAGAGTTCAAGTCATTTGTATTTCTAAAATATATATCATGATTACCAACTAGTATATGTAACTGTATTTCTAGTTGTACAAATGGTTGTATAAATCTTTCTCTAAAATCTTTTAGTATACGATATGATGCATACTTTCTTCTATCCATCAAATCACCTAAGTGAATACAATGTTTTATATTGTTCTGATGTAGGTATGGAAAAAATACACCTTCATAGAAATTGTAAAAGTATTCGTTAAAATTTAGATTGTCGTTTCTTGCACCAAAATGTGTGTCAGCTAGTAATGCAATCTTCACTCATTAGACTCCATAAAATTTTCTAATCCCTCAGCCTTACTTGATTGTTCTTTCTTCTTTGGTTTATATACTGCTTCATCTGGTAACATATTGATCGCATCAAATCCACCAACAGAATATGGTGTGTCATCACCTTCCATTGTCGTAAAATATTCATAAGATTGTTTCTCTATCATCTTATGTTTGACATGAGTTTGTTTTTTCTCTTTCTGTATTCTACGGATAAATGCATAGTATATTATCTGTGTAAAATATGCAAATGGGTTTTTAGATTTCTCTGGATTAAAATTATGTATATATTGTAAACAGTTCTCTATACCATCTGATATCATTTCTTGTCTATAGGTATAGTTTATGAAGTTAGGTCTAAATGATAAACCATTTGCAATCTTCAAAAAACACTCACCTATATAATCACTTATTCTTGGAGGTTCATCACCAGCCTCTTCTGCATCTTTGCATTGTTCTTTCCAATCTTTCATTGCTTGTAAAAATTTTGCATTGTCAACGTAATGGACACCCTTCTTCCTCGCCATAAATTACTCCTTATTAATATATGGTTATCTTTGGATAATACACTAAATCTAGTATCTTGTCAAGAAAAAAGTTTGGTATTGACATAATAAAATTCTGTGTGTATAATACATCTGTTATGTATCAATTAATGTATAGTCACTTTCGATAAATCTATTTCTTCCTCTTGTTCTTTTTCTATCTCCTTAAGCTCTTCTTCTTTAGGATTTTGAATAGGAAGTTTATTTAGTTCTCTTAAAACATATTCGTAATATTTACTCAATCCAATAGATGCTGGTGTAGACACGACAACAGAATTTTTCTCTATTGTAAAATTTTTCTCATCACTAAAAGGTTGCAACCATCTAACTAATGATAAGTGTTCAGATATACCAGCTTGTGTTATCTTGTTGACACTTTCCATTTTGAGAGGTGATTGTACTGTAATCTCAGAGTCTGTTTTTTGTACAACTCTGCAAATTATATTTTCACCATTTGATAATTTTACTATTGCATAATCGGTCATAGTTTTACCTTGTCTATTTTGTAATTAAAGTTTTCTTCATTGTATATATTTATTCGTTCATAAAAGTGTGATAATGTAAAATTAGACCAAGCCTTGTAAGAAACATCATCTGATATATCATACAAAGTTGTTTTAGTTTTACTCTCTGATGTTCGTAGTCCACGACCTATACTTTGTAGAACTCGTATTCTACTTTTAGATGGTGATGAAAATATAATGTTGTGTAAATTTTTTATATTGATACCTGTACTAAACGTACCATAAGATGCAATGATGATTGCATTTTTTTCATTCTCTGTTATTGCACGAATATCTTCTCTTGTCTGTGTGTCTGTTCCACCATATACAAAAAATACTTTTCTATCAAAGTCTTTCATCATAGAGTGCAGAACCATTCCATGTTTTTCTACTAACTGAAATAATACTAGAGTATTACCAGAGAGGGTATCACAAAGGTTACAAATAAAATTATTCCTAACATTGTTATGTACCAGATAGTCGATTTCTTCTGCATATGTAGCTCCTTTTAATTCTTTTCCATTTTCCTCTGGGTGTTTTAACACTATACATTTTATGTTTAGGTTTGCAAGTGTTTTCTTTTCCATCAAATCTTTTGTTGATGTTACTTTATTGACAGAACCAAATAGACCCTCTAATACTAATCTGTGTGTAAGTGTTCCATCAAGTGTTCCTGTAAGACCAAACCTATATTTACAATCTTCTAGTTTTGTCAATATACTTGTAAGTGATTTAGATTTAAATAGGTGGGCCTCATCTCCTACAACACAACCAAAATCTTTGAAATAACTTTTAGGAAATTTGTACAGAGATTGCCAAGTAGATATGATTACAGGTTTGTCTGTAACTTTTTCATGACCAGAATATATTCTGTGCAGATGTTCATCACTCCAACCATAGTCTATAAAATCAGAATACATTTGTTCTACCAGAGATGTAGTCGGTACAAGTATGAGTATCTTCTTATCTTTGAGTAATAGATTGTAAAATCTAATAAGTGAATATATTATTAATGACTTACCACTAGCAGTAGGGCTAATAAGAAGACAGCGATGCTTTCGTAATGCGTGGAATACTGCATCAATTTGATAATCTCTAATTTCAAGTTCTTTTCCTTTCGATTTGGGTCGTAACGATTTGATGAATCTTCTAACATCCTCACGAATAATATTCCTGTCATTTTCGACCTCCTTATCTATATGTATGTTTATATTATTTTTAGTTGCGTAGTCTTTTATGTATGATAACAAACCGACATATATTTTACCTGTTTGTCGTGAAAATAATCTAATCTTTCCATCCCAAATGCGTTTTTTGTATGCAGGCATAAACCTTGCACCAGGCACTTCAAAGGTAAAATAATCTGATAACTCTTGACTTAATCCAGAGTCAACATCAAGTTTTAAATAAACTTCATTGTGTTTAGATAGTTGCATTTTGTAATGTGTTTGGTTCACCATATTTACCACGAACTATTACGTTCCACGCAATACTAACTCTTTCATCTTTTGTTTCTGGCACCCAATGTTGTAACCAAGATGGAAAAACTACTCCATACCCAGTTTCAGAATTGAATTGAGCCATATCTGAGTTTAGAGTATTGTATTCTTTTTTTCTAGGTTTTAATACGTTTGCTTGTGGTCTTGGGTCAAAGAATTGTATCGGTGATGTATCTGATGATGTTTTAAGATAAAATACTCCAGATAAAAAATTATTAGAATGTGTATGTGGTGCATGAGCTCTTTGTGATTGTGGTCTAAGTATATTACCCCACATATTTGTAATCTCTATCTCACCCATATATCCTTGTTCATTTAATATATGTTTACTTACATCTGTAATTGTTCTTGTTAAATTACTAAATGTTGGTACTCTCTGTAAATCATCTTGTGTTTGACTTCCAGTTCTTTTTACTGTTTGTCCATTATGTTCTGATAAACTATTTAAATCTATATGACTTATCATACTATCTAATTCATTTTCTTCAAAATCATGTTTGAACCTGTATAAACAGGTTGGAAAAAAATCGTGTCGTTCTACATTAGCCATGTTACTATACTATACCTCGTTCCTTTTTCAATTCTATTTACTTCGTGTGGAAACATAAAGTTTGAAGGGAATATAATTGCAGACCCTTTTTTTGTTTCATATCTCAAACCAGATATATGAAAATGTCCACCCTCGTAATCATCATTTAAAAATAATAGTGCAGATGCTTGTGGATAACCATACTCTTGTCCATGTGAATGATGTATGTTATCCACATGACGAGACATAAATCCACCCTCTGAATATTTGTTCAATCTAAAGTCAGTATGTCTTTGACAAACAAAATCTGCGTGTTTCTCTCTATATTTTTTTATTACTGTCATAAAACAGTTTTTGATATCGTTATAATATTTCTCACCATTACGAAACCAACCATCATCCATTTTTACTCTTTCATTACTTCTATCTGATTTACCAGATGATGTCGAGTATGTTGATGGTTGTAAAGGTTTTTGATTATCAGAATAATCTATGAGTTTATCACATAAATCATTTGATATAATATTCTGATAATATCCTATCCACTTCCTCATACCATTCCTGCTTCAAACTGTTTCCAACTAAT